CACCGGTGATCGTTCGAGGAGAAGAGGAAAAGGGAGTCCAGATCTGGGGATTTGGAAAGACTGTGTATCAGGCACTTCTTGGTCTCATGTTAGATGAGGACTACGGAGATATCACAGATCATGATACGGGAAGAGATATCAAGGTCACATGCACAAAGCAGCCAGGCAGAATGTGGGCTATGACTGAGGTAAGGCCGAGAGGAAAGCAATCATCACTATCTGATGATTCTTCTCAGGCCAAAGAGTGGTTAGATAACATCCCAGATCTCGGCGAGACATACAAGTGCAAGTCCTATGATGAACTTTCAAAGATCATAAATGACTGGCTCAATGAGGATGATGATGACGATGACACAGGTGAATCACTGAGTGAAGCAAAGGATGTGTCAACATCACAGAGCTACAGTAGCATCGATGAGGCATTTGCAGATCTAATCGATGAGGAATAAAGATTCAATAGTTCGACAAATCGTTTAGATATGTTGCGGCTGTTTTAAACATTACCAGGAGAGTAAATGTCAAACCAAGACTTTACAGCAGACCTAATAAAGGCTCTCAATAAAGAACACGGATCCAAGGTAGCGTACAATCTTGAACTTGACGAGTCACCTACACACGTCAAGCGATGGATATCAACTGGATCAAAACTTCTTGATTACATTTGCTCAAACCGTAAGGATGGTGGTCTACCAGAGGGCAGAATTATAGAAATATTTGGCCCGCCTTCAATTGGAAAGTCACACATAGCAACACAGATTGCTAGAACGACACAGAAAATGGGAGGAATAATAGTCTATATTGACACAGAAAATGCAACATCAGTTGAAAATCTTGGTCTCTTGGGTGTGGACGTCTCAAATAGATTTGTATACGTTGACACTCACTGCACAGAGGAAGTTCTATCAATCGCTGAGTCAACAATACTTAAGGCAAAGGCGATGGACAAGGATGTTCCTGTGACGATCATCTGGGATTCTGTTGCGGCATCTTCACCTAAGGCAGAGCTATTAGGAGATTATGATAAGGATTCTATTGGACTCCAAGCAAGAGCAATCTCCAAGGGAATGAGAAAGATCACAGGTGTTATTGCTAATGAGAATGTACTTTTTGTAATTCTAAATCAGACGAGAATGAAAATCGGTGTCATGTACGGTGATCCAACAACAACACCAGGTGGAAAGGCAATACCATTTCATGCATCCACAAGAATCAAATTAGGTGCTGGGCAGCAGATCAAAAGAGGTGATGATGTAATAGGAATACATGTTTCAGCAAAGACAATTAAAAATAAGGTAGCTGCACCCTTTAGAACATGTAACTTTGAGATTCACTTTGGTGTTGGAATAAAGGAGCACGAGCAAATATTTGACACACTTCGAAAACACGGCGCTGAGATAATCGATGGAAATGAAATTTCGCTTAAGGGAACAGGTGGATGGAAAAAGCTAGAGGTCGCCAATGTCTCGACTGGTGAGCTGATAATCGAAAAGAAGTTTAGAAAAAATGAATTTGATGACGTAATAAATCACCCAGAATATGGACCATATATTGATGACTTGCTTGAAAGATGCATGGTTAAAAAGTTTAATCAAGACGAGCTTGACATCGATACTGAGTCTTATGAGGAGATGAGATCAATTGCAGATGCAATGATTGACATTGATCCTGAGGATTAATTTTGAATAATGAGAGCGGATTAGTATTAATTGTTGATGCTTTAAATCTTTTTACAAGACACTATGTTGCACACCCTGCAGTCGGATCTAATGGGCAACATGTGGGTGGAATAGTTGGATTTCTCTATTCAGTAATAGGGCTGATTGAAAGATACATGCCAGCCCAAGTAATAGTTGTTTGGGAAGGCGGCGGATCAACAAAAAAGAGATCTCTTTACAGTGAATACAAACAGGGTAGACGACCGGCAAAGCTTAATCGATATTATGATGATGATCTACCTGACACAGTTCAAAATAGAAACCAGCAGATACTAGTCATCATAGAGGCACTTAAGCATACACCCGTTTGTCAGCTGTATATTCCTGATTGTGAGGCAGATGATGTAATTGGGTATATCAGCAAATATTCGTATAGGGAAAATAGAAAACTAATAGTTTCCTCAGATAGAGATTTTTATCAGCTGCTTGACAATAAGACAATCATATATTCTCCAACCTGGAAAAAGCTTGTAACTTCAAAGGAAGTAAAGGAAAAATTTAGAATAACAACACAGAATTTTTGTCTAGCTAAATCTATTTGTGGAGATGCTTCTGATAATATTAATGGTATAAAAGGTGTTGGATTTAAAACTCTAGCTAAGAGATTTCCAGTGTTTAATGAAGATAATGATGTAACTATAGATGATGTTATTAATCATTCAGGCTTAATGATAAAAGAGGGAAGCAAGATAAAAGCATATCAAAACATCGTTGAGAATGAAGATGTCATTAGGAGAAATTGGAAACTAATATATCTTGACACGGGCAATCTATCTTCTTCACAAATTAAAAGAATAACATCATCTCTTGATACTTTCGCTCCTACAAAGAATAAAATTCAGATCATGAGAATTCTTTTGCGTGAAGGAATTCAAACGTTTAATGTAGATAGAATGTTTTTAGCAATGAATCATATTGGAGTTAAGAATGGATGAAGTATCATCTCCTGCTCATTTTAAGCAGTATGGAAAAAATTTCCAGGAAAAGATATTTCAGTGCTTTATTACAGATAGCAATTGGGCGGTGCAGATGTCTGAGATCATGTCACCTGTGTTTTTTGATGTAAAGTATTTAAAATATTTAACTCAAAATTTTTTTGATTATCACTCCAAGTATAAGACATTTCCAACACTCTCACTATTAATCACAATTATTCGTGATGATCTACGTGAGGGAAGTGATATCCTTCTTAGAGATCAAATTGTGGAATTCTTACATCGGGTAAAAACAAATCCTGATATGGGAGATCTTCAATTTGTTAAAGATAAAACACTTGATTTTTGTAAGAGACAGGCTCTCAGAGATGCACTTGAGAAGTCCATTGGCCTGATTTCAACAGACAAGTATGAGTCAGTTGTAGATGTTATGAAAGATGCTCTTGCAATAGGAATGACAACATCATTAGGGCATGACCTTTTTAATGATACTGATGTAAGATTTACAAAAATATCAAGACTAACATGTCCAACAGGAATTCAACAAATTGATAAAAAAGACATATTAAATGGGGGTCTTGCAAGAGGTGAACTTGGGGTTATCATAGCAAATACCGGAGTGGGAAAGTCACACTTTCTTGTTCATGTAGGCAGTGAAGCATTACGGGTAGGTAAAAATGTCATTCATTATACATTCGAGCTATCAGAAAATGCTGTAGGAATAAGATATGATTCTAACTTATGTGATATTCCAAGTAGCGATATAATTGATAGAAAAGATGATGTGATGAAGATATATGATGAGTCATCTCTAGGTAGACTGATCATAAAATCATACCCAACAGGATCTGCAACAGTCATGACAATAAGAAATCACATTGAGAAGCTTTTACTTAAGTCTTTTGTTCCAAGCCTGATAATTATTGATTACGCAGATATCATGAGATCATCAAGAAAATATGATGCCTTGCGACATGAATTGAAGCTGATCTACGAAGAACTCAGAAACCTGGCAATGGATATGAATATTCCAATCTGGACAGCATCACAGGCAAATAGAGATTCAGCAAACTCTTCTGTAATAGGTCTTGAAAATATGTCAGAGGCATATGGAAAAGCAATGGTTGCAGATGTTGTACTATCTCTTTCTAGAAAGCCTATGGAAAAGTCATCAGGTGCTGGAAGATTGTTTATTGCTAAGAATAGAGCTGGTCGAGACGGAATGTTATTTCCAATAAATCTGGATACGTCTAGGTCAAAATTGATTATTGTAGAAGATAACGGAGAGATGTCTCTAGATGAGGTGATGTCAGCTGATCAATCATCAATGAAAAATTTACTCAAAAGCAAGTGGAAAGAAATAAACGATTCCTAAGGATATTGCATATTAATAGGAGAGAGTGTGGCAAAATTTGAAGATGTTGTAAAATCAAGCCTAGACTATTTCAAGGGAGATAACCTTGCAGCAAATGTTTTTGCAACCAAGTATGCATTGTGTGATAGAGAGGGAAATTTTCTTGAGGAGTCTCCAAATGATATGCATAAGAGACTTGCACGTGAATTTAAGAGAATAGAGGACAAATATCCAAATCCAATGTCTGAGTCTGAAATTTTTAAGCTTTTTAAGAATTTTGAGTATGTCGTCCCACAAGGAAGCCCGATGGCCGGGATTGGCAATGACCACTATATTCAATCACTTTCAAATTGCTTCGTAATAGAGTCACCGTATGATTCATACGGAGGAATTCTAAAGACAGACCAGGAGCTTGTTCAGATAGCAAAGCGCCGCGGTGGAATCGGATTTGACGTATCAACAATCAGGCCAAAGGGATTATCAACTGGAAATGCTGCAAAAACAACTGACGGAATTGAGGTATTCATGGATAGATACTCAAATTCCTGCAGAGAGGTTGCGCAAGGTGGCAGAAGAGGAGCATTGATGCTCACAATCTCTGTACATCATCCACAGATTAGAGATTTCATAAAAATTAAAAGAAATCAAACTCGTATAACTGGTGCAAATGTCTCTGTTAGACTAACAGATGAATTTATGAATGCAGTTGAGTCTGATAGTGACGTACAGTTAAGATTTCCTGTTGATAGCGAGGCACCAGATCTTGTGAGATATGACAGTGCTAGAGAAATCTGGAATGAGATAGTTGAATCTGCTCACGCATCAGCTGAACCTGGGATTTTATTTTGGGATAATGCTATAAATTTCACTCCTTCAGATGCCTACAGCCACGATGGATTTTCTTCAACATCTACAAATCCTTGCGGTGAGATTATTTTATCACCATATGATAGCTGTAGATTAATGCTTATTAATTTAATGTCATTTGTAATAGATCCCTTCACAGACAAAGCTGTATTTGACTTTAACAAAATGGGAGAAATTACTCAAAAAGCACAGCGTCTAATGGATGATATGATTGATCTTGAGATAGAGCAGATAGATAAAATTATTTTAAAAATTGAGAGAGATCCAGAACCTGAACATGTCAAAATAATTGAAATGAACCTTTGGCAAAGAGTAAAAGAGCAAGCACTTAAAGGTAGAAGAACTGGGCTAGGTGTAACAGCTGTGGGTGATACTGTAGCAGCCCTTAGTTTAGAATATGGATCTAATGAGTCAATCAAGACAGTTGAAAAGATTTATAAAACTCTTTGTATCAATGCATATAAGTCATCCTGTTATCTTGCAGAAGAGAGAGGTGCTTTCCCAGTTCATGATCATTCACTAGAGGAAAACCATAGCTTTCTTAATAGAGTGTGGAATGAGTGCCCAGAAATTCGTGAGTTGTGCAAAAGAAGCGGAAGAAGAAATATCGCGCTCACAACAACAGCACCTGCAGGGTCTGTATCAACTCTCACACAGACGACATCAGGAATCGAACCTGCATATCTTCTAAAATATACAAGAAGAAAGAAAATAAATCAATATGATGATGATACTGAGCCTGACTTTATAGATGATGTGGGAGATAAGTGGAAGGAATATACTGTATATCATCACGGATTTAAAAAATGGATGGATCAACTTTCGCAAGAAAAAATAGAAAGCTTAGACTATGAGACACTTGTTGACATGAGTCCGTATAAAAATTCTACATCTAATGAAATTAACTGGGTTAGTAAAATACAAATGCAGGCAGCAGCACAAAGATGGATATGTCATGCAATATCTAATACAACTAATATTCCATCAGACACTGATGTTGAGACAGTAAAAGACATATACATGGAAGGATGGAGATCAGGATGTAAAGGAGTGACTGTTTATAGAGACGGTTGCAGATCAGGTGTTCTAGTTCCAAAGAGTAATGTCACAAAGTTTAAGATTCATGAGGCACCGGGTAGGCCCAAAGAACTTCCTTGTCACGTTCATCATGCATCAATTAAGGGCGAAGCATGGACAATTCTTGTTGGGCTTATGGATGATAGGCCGTATGAGGTGCTAGGTGGATTACAAAAATATATAGAAATTCCTAAGAAATATGATGAGGGGATAATTGTTAAGCATCCAAGAAAGACAAGAAATTCTATTTATGACCTCAAGGTTGGCAAAAATGGAGATGAATTTTTAATCAAGGATATAGTGTCTGTTTTTGATAATCCAAATCATGCAGGGTATACAAGAACGATCTCACTTGCATTGCGTCATGGGGCACCAATTAATTACGTAGTTGAACAGCTACAAAAGGATAGAGAGATGGATATGTTCTCATTTTCAAAGGTTCTAGCAAGAGTTTTAAAGAATTACATTCAGGATGGAACAAGACCCGGAAAGACAGAGTGTGAAAATTGTGGCGCTGAAAATACACTCAAATATCAGGAAGGTTGTGTGATGTGCACAAGCTGTGGATCTAGTAAGTGCGGATAGTGATGTTATGAAGTGGACAACAAATATATCTCATTTACTTAAAGAATTTGAGCTTAGAAAGAATCCTGTCATAGTCAGAGTCAATAAGTTTGATGAAGATTCTGCAAAGGAATTTCAGGATCAGATTGCACAGGCACATAACACTGGACAGCTTGTAATTCCTGTTGTGATTGACTCATTCGGTGGCCAGGTATATTCTTTAATGAGCATGATTTCTGCAATTAAGCATTCAGAATTACCCGTAGCTACTATCGTAGAGGGTAAGGCAATGTCCTGCGGTGCAGTGCTTATGACATTTGGTGAAGAAGGTATGAGATTTGCTGACCCGGATGCAACAATTATGATTCATGATGTCAGTAGCGGCGGTCATGGAAAAATTGAAGAACTTAAAGCTGATGTGAAAGAAGCTGAACGTCTTGATGAAAAGATTTTTACTATGATGGCAAGAAATTGCGGTAAAAAAGATGACTATTTTAAAAAGAAAGTATTTTCAAAGAAGCATGCCGACTGGTTTATGGATGCAGTTGAAGCGAAAAAGCATGGAATAGTTAATCATTTGAGAGTCCCAAAGCTTAATATAGAAATCAATGTAGAAATTGATTTCGAATAAAAGAGAGATAACATGTTAAATGAGCAACATGAATACATGTCTGTTTTTTCAGATATCATATCTGATGACGCCAGTCAGTTTTTGACAGAACTCATTAGAGAATTCAGACCACAAATTGACTGCCTAATGGAAAGAAGACAGTTTAAGCAAAAATATTTCAATGATGGAAATTTGCCAGATTTTTGTGAAGAAACTTCTAATATTCGTGATGCAGAGTGGACTGTTGCTAAGATTCCAGGTGACATAGAAGATAGAAGAGTTGAGATAACAGGCCCCACAGATAGAAAGATGATAATAAATGCCATGAACTCAGGTGCAAATGTTTTTATGGCAGACTTTGAGGATTCTCTTTCTCCAACCTGGAATAATGTTTTAGATGGTCATGTAAATCTAAGAGATGCTGTTAATAAAATAATTACATTTGAGCACCCAACAAAGGGAACATACTCTCTAAATGATAATCATGCAGTTCTGTTTGTAAGACCTCGTGGATTGCACCTTTCTGAGTGTCATTTTAAGGTAGACGATATTGACTCCCCTGCATCACTATTTGATTTTGGACTATACATTTTTCACAATGGAAAAAATTTAATAGACAGCGGAACAGGACCTTACTTTTACCTTCCAAAGCTTGAGCACTACTTGGAAGCTCGTTTATGGAATGATATCTTTAATTGGTCGCAAGATAGGCTGGGAATACAAAGGGGATCGATTAGGGCAACAGTTTTAATTGAAACTCTTCCCGCAGCATTTCAAATGAATGAAATCCTTTGGGAACTGAGAGATCATTCTGCTGGTCTAAATTGTGGAAGATGGGATTATATTTTTAGCTGTATAAAGGTCGGAAGAAATGATCATAGTAGGATTTTTCCAGATCGTGATGATGTGACAATGGCCAGCCACAACATGAGATCATATAGCAGGCTTTTGGTTCAAACATGTCATAGAAGAGGAGTTCATGCAATGGGTGGTATGGCTGCACAAATTCCCATTAGGAATGATCCTGAGAAAAATATTAAGGCACTTAATAAGGTGCGTGCTGATAAGCTACGCGAGGTAGGTGACGGGCATGATGGAACCTGGGTTGCACATCCCGGACTTATTCAAATAGCGAAGGAAATATTTGATGAAACTATGACAAGTGAAAATCAAATTGAAAAAATAGATAAAGTAGATGTGAATAGAGAAGATCTTCTTCATGTACCTGAGGGAGAGATAACAGAAAAAGGTCTGAGAAAAAATATTAATGTGGGCATTCTTTATATTGAGTCGTGGTTAGCGGGAAACGGATGTGTCCCACTTTATAATCTTATGGAGGATGCTGCAACTGCGGAAATTTCTCGTGTACAGATCTGGCAGTGGATAAAGCATGGAATTTTTGAAAAGGAAGAGTTTATAAAAATTCTTAATGAAGAGGTCGATAGAATTAAATCACAAGTGGGAATGAAAAGATTTTTAAGTGGAAGATATTTACAATCTGCAGACCTTTTTGAAAAGTTGTCTGTTAGTGATAATTTAGTTGAGTTTTTAACGTTATCAGCTTACGAGCATATTAAGTGAGGATTACTAATGGTTTATGATAATAGTGGCAGATGGCTAGGTGTTAGGCGTGATTGGACTGAGAGTGATGTCAAAGAGCTAAGAGGAAGTGTAAACATAGAATACACACTAGCCAGTCAGGGATCAAAGAAGCTTTGGCAGTTACTCAATGAGGAAGAAAAGGTAGCAGCACTGGGTGCATTGACAGGAAACCAGGCTGTTCAACAAGTGAGAGCAGGGCTTAAAGCAATTTATTTAAGCGGTTGGCAGGTAGCTGCTGATGCCAATTTGTCAGGCCACATGTATCCTGATCAGAGCTTATATCCAGCAAATAGTGTTCCTCATGTTGTCAAGAGGATCAATCAGGCGCTACAGCGTGCAGATCAGGTTGAGAGCGTAGAGGGAAATGTTACAAGAGACTGGCTGGTTCCGATTGTTGCAGATGCTGAAGCAGGGTTTGGTGGACCTTTAAACGCTTATGAGCTGATGAAGGCAATGATCGAATCAGGAGCAGCAGGAGTTCACTTCGAGGACCAGCTGAGCTCAGAGAAAAAGTGCGGACATCTGGGAGGAAAGGTTCTAGTTCCGACATCACAATTTATTTCTACATTAAAGGCAGCAAGACTTGCAGCTGATGTGATGGGTGTACCAGCTGTGTTAATAGCAAGAACAGATGCAGACAGTGCTAGACTTATGACATCTGATATTGATGAATATGATCATAGATTCATGACAGGTGATAGAACACCAGAGGGATTTTTTAGAGTAACAGGGGGAATAGATCAGGCAATATCTAGAGGGCTTGCATATGCTCCATATGCTGATCTGATTTGGTGTGAGACATCGACACCAGATCTAGAAGAGGCTAAGATATTTGCTGATGCAATCCATGCAGAATATCCAGGAAAGTTACTGGCCTATAATTGCTCGCCTTCGTTTAACTGGAAAAAGAATCTAGATGATGATACAATTTCAAAATTCCAGAATGAACTAGGGAAAATGGGTTATAAGTTTCAGTTTGTCACTCTTGCAGGTTTTCACTCATTAAATTACAGCATGTTCGAGCTTGCTGATGGGTATAGAGATGATGCAATGTCAGCATATGTGAAACTACAGCAGAAAGAATTTGAAGCTGAAGAAAA